TGGCATTATAGCACTTACTGTTTCTGATCTATCTGGTATTCCAGTTAGATTTACATTGTATTTAACAGGTCCACTTAAACCTGTTGATACTTTAATCCTATGTATAATTAAATCTGATGTATAATCATTCTTAGTCTGACCTTCACCTTGAGATAGATATAGTTTAGGAAGATCAACTGTCATCGTATAAACATAACCTATAATAAGGTTCTTACCTCTATAATCACCATCAATATCTACATACTGATTAGGGGATGAACCCGCTACTGTAGGGTATAATATAGCACCAACAGAAGCTTGAGTAGCACCAATAGTACCACCAATATAACCACCTAAAGCAACGACTGCTAATGTCTTACCTGCATGGTGTGTGAATGGAAGGTATACTCTAGTTTTATCTGCAGTAGCATCTATAGGAGTTAGAGGTGAACCTGCTTTATGGTATACTCTATAAGGATTAGTCGCATACATATCCATACATACATCAGTCTTTTCACCAGTAGATAAGGTTAAGAAACCATTATCACTAGCTTGTCTAAGGTCAATAGAGTTGATTGATACGTTAGTACCATCAGATACTATTGCATAGAACGTACTAGTATCAAAGAATTGATCAACTAAGGTACCTGTTAAGTCCCATTTATACCATGTAGAAGCTTTCCTTCCTTCAGAAGTTTGATAGAAACGATATTGATATAGAGTACTATCACCTGTATTACCAAGTGAAAGCATACTCATACCAGGAGAC